CTCATTCGTCAAGTAATACTCAACTACTCCACCTTCAAGCCTTAATAGGCTTAATCGTTTGTACTTGTCTTTTGATGGATCGAGTGAATGATACAAACCGTCTTCGTCTTTTCTTTCGAACCATTTGTTTCCATCTGGTTCATAGTTGTAGACACCGCGCGGTAACGCTGCGGTAGACACTAACAACTCGCAATCCTTATCCAACACTCCTAAAAACTCGTCTTCTAAATATACATAGTAAGTCGGGGAAAACATGGAACTGGAATCGGATGCTGAACTACTGGATGAACCCTCAATAGGGCCATCTAGTCACTTGCCGGTACTTGCTGCCGACATGACCAAATCCTCAGTAACAGGCCCGTACTGCCTGCACTGTATGATCATGGACACTTGCGCTCCCTTCGTAACAAACAAATGAAACTTAGGAATCGCCAAGAAATCCACGGTCGGATGAACCATCTTTGAATATACTCCAGGGACTTTGAAATCCCACTTGTGCTCTTCATTGAGCTTCAAAGAATTGCCTCCTGTACGCAACCCATTCTTGCGACCGGCCACCTGCTGTGTCGACAATCCGGAACCAACCGGAGACCAACCTGCATAGACTCTTTCAAAAGATGCTGAAAAGTTGACTTTCACTTGGATGTCTTCCAAGGTTAAGCGAGCGAACTTGAAAACGCTCTCGCCCAAAATCTCAGCTATCGAACCAGAGATGTTTACGTCTCGGCTAGTAGTATCTTCCCAAGTCACATTGAATATGGCCTCGGAACCCAAAGGAACAGCTTGAAAGCTAGGCAAACCCGGCACGGGTATATCTTGTACTGCCACTTCTTCAGCCATAATTTGTTGGATTCGACCATTGGCAGGTGTACTGCCCCCTCTTAGGGCTTCATGATCATCGTACTCATAGTGATCTTCAACATGGTATTCTTCAGTGATGTTCATTGGTTCGTAAACCGTGGGGTCTTCGGGCCCATTATCCACCAACACTGTTTCGAATTCCGGTGACTTCAACTCATGAGGTTCCAACCAACCATCTAACTCTATGGAATCAACACGGAACTGCTCCCAAGCTATACCTACATTGCTCCGCATGAACTTACGCAAATTGAAATAAATACGCGTCAGAATAGAATGCGCCATCATCTGTTCTTCTGTCAAGATATTGTAGAGTACCTCTCTGGTGTTATATACAGTTGCAAATCCTGGAGCATAACCAACAATCGCTTCCTCAACCTTACCCATTTCCACCATTTTCATGAAATTGGTATACAGGATGAGAGGATCTTTGATAACTGCTCGTTTCACCAGATAAGAGCAGAAAGTGCCATGCTCAGTACTGAACTCATCTTTCTCCTCCAACGTGTCGTGCTCCGCGAACAAAGCGAATTGAGGATTATCCGGTGGGAAGCTAAAAAGCAAAAGATCATCACCACCCCACATTCCTGGATTTTGGGAAGTCAGATTCTTTTGAAACGCCTTGCGTGCTATTCGGCACATTGTGTTGCCCAGAAAAGTGAAGATCTCTCCAGACATAGTGGAAGTGCCAATTTCTTTACCATTGGCTGTATTTTCCAACTTACTTTTCTGGTAGAGCTCAA